TGGGTAAGAAAAAAAATGACTACCTTTGCACCCGCTAAACAAGAAAATGATGCACCCGTAGCTCAGTTGGTAGAGCACCTGACTCTTAATCAGGGTGTCCAGAGTTCGAGCCTCTGCGGGTGTACTAGACAAAAGATTAGGTGGTGAGAGAAATCTCACCACTAATTGTTTTAAAACTAGTCGGTTACACTTTACAACGAATTGATTTTAAGTCGGTTAGAGAATTCCAATCAAATGTTGAACCCCGCAGTTCATTTGGAATTACATGGAAAATTTTGGAACGGCTTGGAATCGTTTGGAACGATTTGGAATCTTTTGGAAATGGTTTTTTGATACCATTCTTGATACCGCCCCCTGCGATTTTGATACCAGCTCCCTTGAATTAAGCTTTTCAGGGCGAGTTTGAAGTTCGATAGTATCAAAAATAGGCTGCTTCGAAATAACCGAAAATCCCATTTGTCTGCACTAAAAAAGTAATGTTACTATGACAAAAAACATTAAGGTGATTTTCGACCGTAAGAACCAGGCAGCAAAATCTGGTGTTGGCAAAATCGAAATTCGCATTTACCTGAAAGAAGGTGAACGCAAATTTGAGACAGTAGGCGAGGCTACTCCTGAGAATAGCGAAGCCGCAATGCAAAGCAAGACCATCATTGCTAAGGTAAAGCACTATGAGCAGATTATTCAAGCCATGAAGCTCTTCAATGAAGACATGACTATTGAGAACTTCAATAATCATATCTATACTGCTCAGGTGCCTAGTAAGCCCGAAGACAAGGTACTCTTCAAGGGCAATGACCTTCGCCAGAGCTTCATTGAGTTCTGTCGTGACCATTTTGAGAATGAAGGTCTGGCAAAGAATTCCGTCAAGGACTTCAATGTGGTATTCAATGCCCTCGAAGAAAGTGGCTGTCTCAACACCTTAGCTGATTTAACCAAAGTCAATGTCTTGGCTTGGGATGCCTGGCTGCGTATGGGTAACAAGCGTAGCGACTATACTATCTATGGCTACCACAAGAAAGTGAAGAAATACACCAAGCTTCTGTGGCAGCTGGAGATGATAGAGTCAGACCCGTATCAGTATGTGAAATTCCCCAAGGGCAGCAATAAGGAGCGCAATCCTCTAAATGAGAAGGAGCTCCTCAAAATACGCAATGTTAGCTGCAAAGGCTATCTCGAGCGTGCACGTGACCGCTTTGTTTTCATGGCATACACTGGTCTGGCATACTGCGACATGGAACTTTTTGACTTTAAGACTATGACAGAGAAACGCAAGGACTATACCTATATTGATGGCGCACGTCTGAAGACCGGCTCTAAGTTCTTCACACCTATTCTTCCTCCTGCCATGGAAGTACTGAAGAAGTACGATTATCAACTGCCTCCCATAACCAATCAGAAGTTGAATGAGTACTGTCATCTCTTGGAGGACCTCTGCCAGATCCGCAAGCCTGTGACCTGTCACATCGCCCGCCACAGTTTCGCAACGCTGATGCTGTCCTATGGCTTCACACTGGAAGAGGTCAAGAAGATGCTAGGTCACAAGGATATCAAAACAACTCAGATCTATGCCAAACTTTCCACTCAAGTGCTTGAGGATAGTGTGGCAAAGAAACTGAAAAGACTCAGGTAATCTTATAGAACACGCCCTTTAGTAACTGCGACCTTCCTGAACCCTCATGGAAGGTCGCAGTTATTTTCTCACAGATATACTTGCTGCCTTCTATATGAAATACGGCTCTTGGGCTTGGAATGACGTCAGACAGGAAGGAGAATGTGTATTTCTTCTTGCTGTCTATGTCATAGATGTATTTCTCTTCAGCCATCTGCTTTCTCAGACTCAGCGAGAATGGAGTAGTGGCCATTGTGAAATCATCCTCTATCTCAATATCTGAGATGATGGGATGCGGATATTTCCCCGGATGACGCTCCTCTGCGTCCCAGAAACCGACGTATATCTTATCAAAGTAGGCGTCGCCTTTCTGCTGCTCTCCCTGTGCAATGGCCTGCCCTGCGTAGGTCTGTGCCAGGGCACCGTTGTTATAGTCCTCCTCGTCTATCTGGCTGTCTGTATTTCCTGAGCTTGTGTATGCTGGTGCCCGACGTCCTCCATGTTGATTCCCTGAAATCTCTCCTTCTTCGCCGTTCTCACTGGACCATGAGACAGCGCTTCCCATCTCGCCGCATTCAAGGAACAGGCATTGCCCTTTTTCCTCGTCGGTGTCGTCCAGCCATGCAGGTACGATATTGAGCTCAACATCGTCAGCGTCCTTGTCTGCGACCAAGCGCCCGAACTGATTGACAGGCATTAGTCGGTTATAATATTTATACCAATTGTAAGTAGTGTCAGTAATTTCAATATGATTTGATTTCATGAACTCCGACTTGTAGCAGTACATAATGAAGTAAGTGTCAACATCCCGGGCATACAGCAGCTTCTGCGCATCTGAATTCCTGGCATAGCCTCGGGTGAGCGATTCACTGTAGCCGTGGGCTGTCTCATGTCGTTCATATCCGCTTATCTTGTGTTCTTTTGCCCACTTAAGCAGTTCGGCCAGCGTGTTATATTCGATGGCATCCTTTTTGTGCTCATCGATATACCACTGGCAATCCATGTAGGCCCAAAGACGGTTGTCATTGTCTGCATAGGCCATGTTCTTCACACCTATGTAGTCGGTCTTTTCCTCTCTCTCGACCTCCACCGAATATTTGTTGATGACCTTGTCTATCCTAATCTCCTTCTGTTTCGCTGCAATCTGGTGTGTGAACTCAAAGGAAATTGTCTTAGCCTTGTGGTTGATTGTGAACTCGCCCTTCATGAGCAATTCCAACTGTTCGAAGAACTCCGTCAGAGACCAGTGGGGCAGGGCGATGGCGAAATTCCTGGCTCCCCATGTACTGGGAAGCGTGTTGCAGATGAGTAATTTTCCGAAGATGCTATTCTCGATGTTGCCGAACTCGCCCTTATATCCTGTCACCTCGCAGATCTTTTTCAGGATATACATTAAGAACGGCTGAAATGTGAGCGAAACCCTTGTATTTGCCCACTCTCTATTCCCATATTCATCCTTCGTAATGTCGTTCTGAATGTTCCCTGAGGTGTTGTTAGCCCAAGGCAGAGGTACCCAGTTATATCCTGGATATGTTTCTGCCAAGGCATTGTCAACACCGTTCTTCGATGGATTGCACTCATTGGCATCAGGATAGCCCAGGTTCAGCTGATTCAGGTACACATCGTCAAACGTGTCGTCGAAGTTCTGCTCTGAGCGTCCCTCCAAGAACTGCGTCTTCACCTCTACCTCAGATATCTGGGTGATGACGATGGTACCAGACTTGAAGAAGTCCTTGTCCCGGATATCACAGTCAAACACTACCTTGTTCTTCTCTACGTCCTGACGATGCAGGTGCCCGAAGATACGGATGTTCTCAGGGCAGTCCTTCAGCGGGAAGGTAATAGTTAGCGTATAGCTGTCAGAGCCCGTAAACAGCGGATTCTCGCTGATATATTCAAACGACGTGTTCTTTTTAAGATAGGCCTGCTGGCCGTTGATGATGATTTCCATATATTACTTTCTCCTTGATTTAGGTGTCTTATTACGCATCAACTGCTCATATTCGTCCTGAGCCTGCTTGATGCCTTTATCACCAGTAACGGTGTTGACTGTCACGAAAGGTTCGTCCAGACGCTCCTTCAGCTGACGGATAACAGCAGCATACTCCTTCAAGGCGGCGTGTGTTGCTGCAATCTCGGCTTGTGCATCAGATCCTGACTGTTGCACAATGACAGTGGGCGATTGTTGACCGGACTGTGCGTAAACGCTTGGAGCCACGATGCTTCTAGAAACATCCTCCGAGCGTAACGACCCGATAGTGTTCGTTCGCTGCGCATAGTCCAGGGCATCAATCATCGGGCGGGCTACGGGCGACTGTAACAGCTGATGGTTGGCCACCCATTCCCCTTTATGAACGACGCCGGCAACCTCGTCCTTATCACCATCTCCAGTAAAGCCACCCTTCGCATATCCCTGCGAACTGGCTGCTTCCTGCTGTTTCTTGATGGCATCCACCTGCAGCATACCAGCCGCTATGGCTGCTGCAGCTGCTATTGGTGCCAGAATATAACCGACTACAGGTACTGCTGCAGCACTACTGTAGGCGTTGATGGCAGAGGTGGCTGTCTGTGCAATGGCCTGCATCACCTGCATCTTGAACATCTTTTTGTTGGCATCGTTCTTGACCTTGGCAATCTCCTTCTCCTTCTTCTGCTCCAGCTTCTTAACCTGATAGTTGTTGCCCTCGGCATTGGAGATTTCCGTTTTGTAGCGCTTTTCAATAGCCGCTACCTGAATATCCGCTTCGGCCTGAACCAGCGTTGACATCTGCTGGAAAATGCTGCTCATGCCAGAGGAAATGACGTCCAAGGAACCTGTGACGGCCTTGCCCATGTCAGACTGCAGCCACTGTTGCATGTCCTCGTTCCACTCCTCAAGGAAGCTCTTATTGTCATCCAGCTCGTCGATGCCATACTTTTTGCGCAAGGCCTTCTTTGCTTTTTGGTATGCCTCTTCGATACGAAGCTTCTCCTCAGCACTGTCGCCCGCTGCTTTCACTTCCAGATTGTACACCTCTCGAAGTGCCTCTAAATCAGCCATATATTTGCTGATGCGCTCACCTTTATTATCACCGAAATAGTCCTTTTTGAGCTGTTTCAGGTGGTCCTGGTGCTTCTTCTCGGCAGATTCCGTCTCTTGCTGACGCTTCTTTTGGTCGGCAATGAGTTTATCCTGATACGCCTTTTGTGCCTCGATATTTTCCTTTGAACCCTCCTCCGTGATGGTGGTCATGCGTCGAAGGTGGTTCAATTCCAGTATCTCAAGCGTCTGTTGATACGTCTCTGTGCTAATTTCTCCATCGATATAACGCTGCTTCTGAATGGAAATAGCCTCGTTATAGAGCTGCGTCTCCTGTTCAACGGTTATCTTCTCACCCTGCTCAGTCTGCTTCTTCTTTGTCTCATAGTATTCAGCCTGAGCTGTGAGTCTTTCCTGGTCTGTCAGGTCGCTACGATTCAGAATCTTCGTCTGATACTCAACCTCTATCTCGAGAATGCGCTTCTGGTACTGCTCATAGTTCTCTTTACCTGTGGCATAGCTGATTCGGTTCATCGCCTCCTCTTTGGCCTTCCATTCCTTTTCGGACTTAAAGCGGTCTTTCTGTGTTTTGGTGACAGTCTCTTCTTCTGTCGTAAAGCCGCTTTCACCTCCGTTTTCCAGATTCATGCCCAGCTCGATGACGTGGTCTATCTCCTTGGAATATGGTGCCCATTTCCTGTTAACCTGCTGCTCATAAGCGCGCGTACTGACATATTGTTTGATAAATGTCTCAATTGCCTCGCCCATGGACGTATCCAGCTGGTTTTCCTCGGAATTGTAATAGCCTTCCCTGACACGTTGTGGCGCAACATGATTCTTGAAAACAGCCTTCGAGAGGTCCTTATACGATACAGCCATTCCTTCCTTCTGCATCTTCTCATATTCCTCGTCAACAGCTGCTTTCAGCCAGGCACCGGTCATAGCCGAATTTTTGTCTCGGGCTATCTTGTCATAGTCAGAGAGCTTTTTAGCCTCCCATCCATAGCGTACGCCCGCATTCTTCTTCATGTCCTTCTCTTTAGCCTCCAGAAGCATCTTGGCTCTGATGTTCTTCACGACCTCCTTGTAGGCATCCGCCAGATCCTGCGCCGTAGATTTCTCGTTCAGCAGGTTAGAAAGGTATGATCCGAACTTACTGTTGAACTCCTTAATCAAGGCGTTGCGCTTTCGGCTTCCGACGTTCTCGCTGTCAATGGCGTCCTTTAGGCGCTTGACAGTCGAAGTCTCTTCCGCGATGCTTGCCTCCACATCACGAATCTCCCTTGCCGCCTGCCGTGCTTCCCGGTTCAAGCGCTCCTGCTCCTCACGGGCTGAACGAACCTTGGCCTGCCATGCGATAATGGCAGCTACGGCGGCGGTCAAGGTAGTAACCAAAAGACCGATGGGATTTGACTTGATGGCCGTGGTGAACACCTTCGTTGCCAGAGCTGCACGTAGCGCATTGCCCGTAACCAAGTCATAGGCAATGCTGAGAGCAAGCAGAGCCAGTCGTCCGGCAATCATCAGGGCATGGCCTGTCTTCAGGGCTGCGTTCATAAGTACGTGTGCTGCAGCTGCAGCCTTCGTACGTATCGTGGCCAGGTTAATGGCTACGTTATATGCAATGATGCTGACGGTGACGCTGGCTATCTCTACCTTGTACTTTACTATGAAGTCCACCAAGGTAGAAAGGAACTTCAGGAGCATCGTGGTAGATGAAAGCACATGCTTCATCACAGGCTGCAGCTTCTCACCCAGCTCGACAGCCATCTCGGTAACACGCTTTCTGGCCTTGTCAAGACTGGCCTGAACGGTCGTGTTCTGAACGTTGTATTCCTTGGTGACGGAGGTTGCTTCCTCAAAAGCTCTGGCAGCTTCCTCCTGTTCCCACTTCACCATATTCAAATTACCAGCGAGTGCGGAGATGACCTGCGCTGCGCGGGCACCGTTCTCGCCCATATCCTTGAACACTGGAGCCAGCACGTCGATGTTGCCCAGTTTGTTCAAGGTATCAAGCAGCATCAGAAGGCCTTCGTTGGTACTGCGGGAAAGAGCCTCCTTGAATTTCTCCGCATTCATACCAGTAGCCTTGATAATCTTATCCTGCTGCTTGAACATATCCATGATGAGTTTGGAAACGGCTGTAGCCGACATCTCTACCGCTTGTCCCTGACTATCCAGCACGGCTGCAAAGCCCATGATCTGCGGGATAGTCATCTCAGCCTGGGCACCGACACCTGCCATTCGCTTGGCGAAGTTGGCCAGGTAAGGTGCAGCAGCCGTACAGTTCTGTGAGAGCTCGTTGATGACAGAACCG